AACATCCACAATTAGATCCAAAAGTTTACGGAGCTGATCCTGAAGCATTATTAAATAGTAGAAACCAAGATTTTCAAACACCTAAATTGGGAAGAGGCGCAGAACCTACAACAGTTGTGCCACCGAACACTGGTTTATTCGCAGATTCTGGTGGAGCTGGAATGGCCACAGCATTATTAGATTTACCAGGTGATTTTGCATTTTTAACAAGAGGAATGATTCCATTAAACCCTGATCAACAAGCTAATGGCAGAATAGCTTTAATAGCCGTTGGTTCAATAACTGTGAGTATAACATAATGTCTATAACTTACGCAAATTTTGTAACTCAAGTAAGAGATTATACCGAAGTGGATAGTAATGTTTTAACAGCAACTATTATTGATGGGTTTATCAGAAATACCGAATTAGATGTAGCTGGAAAAGTTGATTATGATGATTTAAGAAAATATGCCGATTCAACATTTACTGCTAATAATAAATATTTAGATATACCTGCAGATTTATTAGTTCCTAGAGCTTTGTTCGTAGCTACGACTGGAACATTAGCATCTGGTACAGTTGAATATATGGAAAAAAGAGATCAAACTTTTATGAGAGAGTTTAATTCATCAAATGCTAAAGGAGTACCTAAATTTTACGGTAATTGGGATGATTTTACTTTAATTGTAGCTCCAACGCCCGATCAAGCTTATCCTGTGCAATTAGAATATATAAAAGAACCACCACATTTTAACGCGGTAACGAATACGTATTTGTCAACCTATGCAGAAAATCTATTATTATACGGTGTATTATCAGAGGCGTTTTCTTTTTTAAAAGGACCTATGGATATGTACAATTTATACAAAGGGAAGTATGATATAGAAGTTCAAAACTTTGCTCTTCAACAAATGGGTAGAAGACGAAGAGGTGAATACGACGATGGAGTGCCGAGAATAAAAATTGATTCTCCATCACCATAATTTAAGGAGATAAAAATGGCTATAACAACAAACGCAATTTGTAATTCGTTTAAAGGACAAATTATACAAGGTCAGCATAATTTCACATTGACGACAGGAAACAAATTTAAGTTAGCAATGTATACGACAGCTGCAACTTTAGGTGCATCAACAACATCTTTTACAACTGTAGGTCAGGTATCATCTTCAGGATATACATCAGGTGGTAAAGCACTTGTTAATTCTGGTGTTAAAGTATCTGGTGCTGTTGCAATCACAAACTTCAGTAACGTTTCTTTTACTGGTGTAACATTGTCTGCACGAGGTGCATTAATTTATAACACATCAGCTACAAATAAAGCTGTATGTGTATTAGACTTTGGTGGAACTAAAACAGCAACTGCTGGAACTTTTACAGTTCAGTTCCCAGCATTTACAACAAGCGCAGCAATTATTAGAATTGGTAACGCGTAAATTTTAAGGAGGGCCAAGTGGCAGATATTATATTTTACATATCACCACTTGGTGCTCATACCATGTTAGGAAAATAACATGGCTGACGAAACAGTAATCATATCATCACCTGGTTTAGTCACTTGGGGCAGTGGTACCTTTGGTGATGGTTCTTATGGTGGTCAAGAATTATCCTTAGGTTTGTTACAAGGTACAACTACAACTTCAATTGATGTTGAAGTAAGTGTTACAGGAACTCAATTAGCATTTGCAATTAATTCTGTAACTATAGATATTGGGGTTGAACCTTTAGTCACAGGTTCACAAATTAATTTAACTATTGATTCTGTTATTGCTTCAATTCCAGAAACAGTAACTGTTTCTGGTTCTCAAATTAATTTAACAGTTGGAAATGAAACGGTTGATATTCAACCTGATGCAGGTTGGGGTGTTGCGGGTTGGGGTGTAGTTCCTTGGGGTGAAGAACCAGATGTTATTGCAACAGTTACAGGAACAGCTTTAGCTGCTTTTGTTCATCCTGTTGACACAAATGCAGATGGTAATGAATCTGTAAACGTAGATGAAGATGATGATATTGTTATATATTTAAATAGCGTCACTTCAACTGCTGATGCTAATGTAGATGTCACTGGATCTCAAGTAAATTTAGTAACGGGATCTTTAACCATAAGTGCAAATGCAAGTGTTGACGTAACAGGTTCACAAATTAATTTAACAGCAGGTTCTGCTACAGCAGCAGCTGGAGCTTCTGTTGATGTAACAGGTACACAAATAAATATAATAACTGGTGAGGTAATTGAAGTTATTACAGTAGATGTATTTCCTATAGGATCTCGAATCAATATAACAGAAGGATTAGCCGGGGCTGTTATAACTGGAGATGCAAATGTATCTGTTACAGGATCTCAGATAAATTTAACCGTAAACCAAGTAGGAGTTTCCGCTGATGGTAATATAAGTGTTGTTGTTGATGAAAATCAAATAAATATTGCAATTGGAAATGAAACTACATCATCCGATGCTAATGTAACACTTACCGGTTCTCGAATTAACTTAAGTACAGGCCAAGTAGATATTGCATTTGGTTACGACGTTACCGGATCTAGAATAAATACCCTTATAAATTCAGTAACTGTTACTGGTAATGCTAATGTAGATGTTACTGGTATTCGCTTGAATACTTCAATAGGATCTGCTAATGTAACGGCTTGGGCAGAAGTACAAACAGGGGCTAATAATATTTGGACTCCGGTTGACTTAGCTGCTTAAATATATTATTTTAATTAAATAGGAGCATAAATGGCATCAAGTTACTCTACAGACCTCAAGATAGAATTAATGGTCACTGGCGAAAATGCTGGTACCTGGGGTGAAAAAACTAATGACAATTTAAACGTAATTCAACAAGCTATTGCTGGATACGGAGAACAAAGTATAGCGGGTAGTGCTCAAACTACAGCTTTAACAATTGCAAATTCACCAACATTATCTGTTGCAAGAAATATCGTAATAAAATTAACAGGAACAATTACAGGAAATCAAATCGTAACAGTTCCATCAGGAATTGAAAAAACTTGGATTGTATCAAATGGTACAACAGGTGCATTTACAGTAGAATTTAAAACAGTTAGCGGAACAGGTGCTACTTGGTCTACAACTGATAAAGGAATTAAAATATTATATTCTGATGGAACAAACATTAACTCAACAGACTTAAGCACATTATCTGGAACAGTTGCTTCTGCACAAATTGCAAACCTAGCAGTAACATCTGCTAAACTTGCGTCATTTGCAGTAACTGAAGCAAGACTTGCATCATTTGCAGTTACAACTTCAAGACTTGCAACAAATGCTGTTACAGCTATTAAAATTGCACAATCTACAATTACACAATCAAAACTAGCAACAGGTTCTGTTGGAGCAGATCAATTAATTGCAACAGCAGTTACTCCAGGAACCTATACAGCAGCTACAGTTACAGTTGATGCTGATGGTCGTATTACTGGCGCATCATCTGGATCAGCAGGTGCTGGTGGATTTGTACCAACTCTTTTACAAGCAGGTCCTGCATCTGGAACATATACAGCCGCACCAACCGCAAATAGATTAGCGATATATATGTATGCCGGAGGAGGAGGAGGAGCTGGAAGTGGTAATGCCGATAATGCTACAGGTGGTTCTGGTGGTCCTGGTGGATATGGATTTTATAATAAACCAATTACACAACCATTTGCTCAACCTTATTCAGTAGCTGGTCCTGGACCAAGAAGAGGAAGTGGTGGAAATACTACAATTGCAAACGTTGGAACAGTAAATGGTGGTGGTGGTGGAAATTATGCACCTGGTACTGCTAATGGAAATGTAGGAACAACAGGAACTGCCCCTGGAGCAACTTTAGGTATGTATAGTCCAAGTTCTTTTTTCTTGGCATCTTTTCCAGGTACCGGTGGGGCAGGAGTTGCTGCGCCTAACCCGTCAGCGGGAGTAGGTGGAGTAGGTTATTTATTAGTTTTAGAAAATACAGGAACATAAAATGCCATATTTTATTTTTAATAAAAATCAAGAAAATATTATTGGATCAATTTACAAAATTTGTGAAAATGAAAATGATTTAAATAATTTAAATATTATTAAATCGGACTATAAAATAATAGAGGATTCACAAGAAAATTTTAATGCTGTTAAATATGGTACAAAATTCCCTGAAAAATTTAATTCTAATAATATTACTTATTCAAATCATTCACCTTCTTTTACTAAAGAAAATTTAACTATTTATGTAAATTCTTTAAAAGAACAAATATTACAATTTATTAATAACAATCCTAATCATTCATTATATAATCTTTGGAATAATTATTTTAATCAATTAAATTCATTAAATTTAAATAGTATTGAATATCCTTTAAATAAATCATTAGAACAGTATTTTTATGATTTAGGACAACCCTCATATAATATTTTACAACTACCTTAAAAAATGATACGAAAGTATCATGTTTGATAAAGAAATAGAATTTAGTGCTCACGAAGATTATTTTGCATTAAAAGAAGATTATCCAATACCTGCAAAATTAAACATACCAGAATGGTATAAAAATTTAGAACATACTATAATAAATAGAACAGTTAAAGGATGCATGCCTTTTTTAGATTCTTTAACAGCTGGGTACATATTAAAAATGCCTCAAGATTTTTATATTAGACACAACGTAGATAGTAAAAATGAAAAAGGAGAAAACTTTAAAGACTGTTTCCAAAATTTTGGATTACAAACTTGGAGAGAAAGAATTAGCGCAAAATTATTAAATTTAAATGCAGGAGTTGATGTACATCCAACCGTACAAGTAATGAATTCACCTTTTGTTGAAAAAAATAAAAATTTACCATTACATAAAATCTTAAACCCATGGAAAATAAAAACACCAAAAGGATATTCTTGTTTATTTGTTCCACCAATGAATACTTCTGATGATAGATTTTCTATTATCCCTGGAATAGTTGATACAGACACCTTCCCTAATGAAATTAATTTTCCATTTGTGGTTAACGGTGATAAATATCCTATTTTAGAAACATTAATTAAAAAAGGAACCCCTTATGCTCAAATAATTCCTTTTAAGAGAGATTCTTGGAAAATGAACCTTAAACCTAGAAAAAAAGAAGAAATAGTAAATTCAATGGTTTTTTTTGCATTAACTATTATAAATTCTTACAAAGAAAAATATTGGAGTAAAAAATCATGGAAATAAAAAATTTTATAAAAATATACGATGAGGTTTTACCTTGGAATGTTTTATCAAATTTAATTAAATTTGCTAATGTTGCGAAATTTAAAGATGCTGAAATTGGTGGCGAAAAAGAATATGTAAAAAATTTTAATGTTAGAAGAACTTATACTTGCCCACTATCTAATATGAGCAACTATATTTCTGATGTTCATTGGTTTAATTTATTACATTTTTATTTTAATAAAAATTTAAATAAATATAAATTTGATTTAAATATATTAGATTATAGTTATAAAAATATTTTTGATATTGAAATTTTAAAATATGAAAACACTGGATTTTATACATGGCACGTAGATCATTTTGCAGAAATTCCAAGAACAATGAGTTGTATATTGCTTTTAAATAATGATTATGAAGGTGGAAATTTATGGTTTAGGAATCCAGATGGATCAGGAGAATGGGAAGTAGATGTTAAACCAAACAGAATGATTATTTGGCCTAGTAATTTTTTGTATCCGCATACAGTTAAACCAGTGACGAAAGGAAAAAGGTATTCAGTTGTAGCATGGGCACTATAAAAGATTTTAAATATAAATTAATTAAAAATTTTTTAACAAAAGAAGAGGTTAAATTATTAACTGATTATTGTAGGATTAAACACAGAATAAATTTTGATTCTTTTGATTCTCAACAAAATGATAATGGAGATACTTTTTTTTATGGAGACTCATTAATGGAATCTTTAATGGTTAATAAATTAGAATTAATGCAAAAAGAAACAGGACTTGAATTACTACCAACCTATGCATTTTGGAGAATGTACACAGTAAATGCCGATTTAAAAAAACACACCGATAGGGAATCTTGCGAAATTAGTGTAACGGTTATGATAGGGTCTGATAAAACACCTTGGCCAATATATATGAATGGAGCAGAAATTAATATGGAACCAGGCGATGCCGCAATATATTTAGGTTGTGAAATAGAACATTGGAGAGAAGAATTTAAAGGAGATTGGCATGCTCAAACTTTTTTACATTATGTTGATAAGAATGGACCTAATAAAGAATGGTTTAAAGATAAAAGATTATTATATGGAGTACAAAAATGATTTTTAAACAATACGAAGACGGTTCATGCGATATTGTTTTTTCAAAAAAAGAAAGATTAAGACTTTTTTTAAAAGGAAAACTGCACTTATCAGATGAAAATTTAAGACATTTTGGAAATAACTTAGTTAAAATTGTAGCAGATTGGCAATTAAAATTTAAGGAAGAGATAGCCAATAAACCAACTTTTACAGATACAAAAATAAAATCTGATTAGATGATTGAAGTTATAAAAAATATTTTACCAAAAGAAATTAATAAAAAAATTATTTTGTTTTTATTGAAATCAAGAAATTGGGGAATAGCAAAAGATAAAGGAGGAGAAGTAGAATTATTAAATGAATTAATTGGCACATCTGGAAAAGATTACGGTTTTTCTTTACAAACTCTTGATGTTAAAGATGGAATATATATTGAGGGACCATTAAATTTATATGCAGAAATAATTTATGAAATAATTAAAAAACATACAAAATACAAATTTTTAAAACCAATGAGGTTTTATTGGAATTACTATAATAATTTTTCTCAAACATTACCACATAAAGATAGAGATGAGAATTTTTATTTAAGTTTTGTATATAATTTACATGACAATGATGGAGGAACAAAAATAAATGATGAGTTTTTTAAATCAAATTCAGGTGAAGCTATTTTATTTCCAAGTAACTGTATGCATGTAGGTATTTCTTCATCTAATACAAAAGGAAGATTTAATTTAAACTGCATTGTAGAATTAGAGAGATCTATATAATTTTACATGAAAAATATTTATTTTTTAATTGGTTTACCGAGAGCTGGAAACACTCTTTTAGGGTCTTTATTAAATCAAAATAAAAAAATTTCTCTCACTGCAAATACACTACTTTGTGATGTAATTGAAAATATAGAGTCTCTTAAAAATTCTTTAATTTTTAAAAATTTTCCAGACCATAATTCGTTGGATAATGTAGTTAAAAATATATTTAATAACTATTATAATGATTGGAATGCTGAACATATTATAGATAGGGGACCTTGGGGCACACCTTCAAATTTACAAAATTTAAAAAAAATAATCAATAAGCCTAAGTTTATAATATTATATAGACCTGTTTTAGAAATATTGGCTTCTTTTGTAAAAATAGAAAATCCTAAAAACGTTGAAGATGCATGTGATGATTTTATGAATATGAATAAAAATTCTATTTTACTTAAAAATCTTTGGTCGATATATAATATTATAGAAAATAAAGAAAAGTTTTTAATTTTACACTATAAAAATTTAGTGGAGGATACTCTAACGGAAATAAAAAAAATTTATGAATTTATCAATGTTCCTTATTCAGAAACTAAATTAATAAATTTTGATAAATTTAATGCAAATAATGTAAGCTATGATGATTCTGTTTTGAATGCAAATATACATGAAATTAGAACAGATAACATTTCATTTTCAAAATATGATATAAAAGAAGTTCTTTCAAAAAATATCATAGAAAAATATTCTGGATTGGATATTTTATGAAAATATTAATATTTGGATTACCTGGATCTGGCAAAACTACTTTTGCTAAAAAATTAGTTGAGAATAAAAAAATACCACACTTCAATGCTGATGATATTAGAAAGCTATTTGAAGATTGGGATTTCACAGAAAATGGCAGAAGACGACAAGCGAATCGTATGATGACTATGTGTGATCTTGCAATTAATCATGTAGTTGTAGATTTTGTATGTCCATTTGAATCATATAGATCTTTTTATGATATGAAGATTTGGATGAATACAATTGATAAAGGAAGATTTGAAGATACAAATAAAGTATTTGAAAAACCTAAAAAAGTAGATTTCGAAATAACTGATTTTAATTACGATAGCATAATAAAAGATATACAAAATAAATTATTATGAAACTTAAAATTAATAGAGTAGTCAAAAATTGGAAACTTGCAAATAATGTTGCAATTGAAAATAATACATTTAATGATAATGGTTTTGGCAGAAGATTTAAAAGCCAAGATTCTGCTAATCATTGGGAAGAAGCTTTCGCTGAATTTGGATTAAAACCACATTGTATTGAGCCTAAATTTAAAAATTTTATAGGAAACCATTTTAAAGATGGTGCCGCCGTTCATGAACATACTGATGAAGCACCGGAAGGATTTGTACATACAAGATGTAATTTAATGTTAAAGAAACCGATTAAAGGAGGGAACCCAGTATTAGATGGAGAAGAAATTCAAGTTGATAAAAATGATTTATGGTTATGTTTAGCAAGTTTAGAAAAACATTATACTACACCAGTTGAAGGCGGAGAAAGATTAATTTTTTCTTTCGGTGGTTTAGTTCCTGTAGAACAAATTAAAAAGATAATAGCATGATAGATTATTCAAAACCTACAGCACAAATGTTAGGGAGATGGCAACCATTTCACGATGGTCATTTAGCTTTATTTAAAGAAATATTAAAGAAGACTGGACAAGTTGTTATTATGGTAAGATCAATGCCACAAACAGAAAATAACCCATTTGTATTTGAAGATATAAAGAAAAGGATAGAAGAAAAATTACAAGACTATGTAGGTAAATTTGATGTTGTGAAAGTACCAAACATTACCAATATATGTTATGGTAGAGATGTTGGTTATAAGATTGAAGAGATCGTGCTTCCAAAAGAAATACAGGAAATATCAGCTACAAAAATTAGACAAGAAATGAAGAAATAACTCCATATTTCATCTTAGTTGAATATAAGGTATAATGATTTATGCCTTTAAAAAAAATACCAGTAGCTCCAGGCTTTGATAAGCAAGATACAGCATCCCAAGCAGAAGGACGCTGGATTGATGGAGATAACGTACGTTTTCGTTATGGTAACCCTCAAAAGATAGGGGGTTGGGAGCAGTTATTATCAAGTACACTAGTAGGTGCTGCACGAAATCAATGGATATGGGCAGATCTTAAAGGTAATCGTTATTCAGCTATTGGCACTAATAAAGTATTAGTTATTTATTTTGAAGGTGCATTTTATGATATTACACCTGTTGACGCTACTCTTACAAGTTGTACATTTAATACTTTAAATGGTTCTACATCGTTAACTGTTAACAAAGCAGGACATGGTTTAACTGTTGGAAGAATTGTTAAATTTACTTCAGTAACACCACCTACAGGAACAACCGCAGCAGACTTTACAAATTTATTTGAGGTCATAACAACACCTTCATCAAGCACTTTTACAGTCACTTTACCAACTGCATCAAGTGGAACTGCTAGTACTTCTGGCGCTGCCTCTTGTACACCTTACTATGATTTTGGTCCTTTTGGACAAACATATGGATATGGTTATGGTACATTTAACTGGGGTGGATTTAGTTCAACAGTTACTCAAAATCAATTAAATGGAGCAATCAATAATTCAACTGGAACTATTACAGTAGATTCAACTACAGGATTTCCTGCGTCAGGAACTATCCTAATAGATTCAGAATTAATTACTTATGCTAGTTTAAGTGGAACACAATTCTTAACTTGCGGTAGAGGAGCCGAAGGCACAGCTGCAGCATCTCACGCTGATAATGCAATAGTTTATGATGCAGCTACTTATGTTGGTTGGGGCGAAGCATCTTCAGTTCAAACATCGATTAGGTTAGATCCAGCAAATTGGTCATTAGATAACTTTGGACAAATATTAGTAGCAACAATGCACAACGGCCCTACATTTACTTGGGATCCAGATTCAGGATTAACTACAAGAGCAGTAATCAATGCTTCAATGCCTCAAAAATCTGTTATGACTATAGTATCAGACAGAGATCGTCATCTTGTTCATCTAGGTACTACAACGACTGTTGGTGGAGCAGTTCAAGATAAAATGTTAATTAGATTTTCAGATCAAGAAGATTTTAACACTTATGCTCCAACATCAACAAACACAGCAGGTACATTCAGATTAGACGCTGGTACTAAAATAGTAGGAGCTGTTAGAGCAAAAGATTATATTCTTATTCTTACAGATGATGCTGCTTATTCAATGCAATTTGTAGGTCCTCCTTTTACTTTTAGTATTAGAAAGGTTGGGTCTAATTGTGGTTGTCTAGGTCAGCACGCAATGATCTATGCAAATGGATTAGTGTTTTGGATGGGTGATTCTGGAGGATTCTTCGCATTTGACGGTACGGTTTTAACAGTTCCTAGTTTAGTCGAAGATTTTGTATTTACAACAAACGGCGATAACTTAGGTATAAACTATGATCAAGATGAAACAGTTTTTGCAGGTCATAATAGTTTATTCCAAGAAATAAATTGGTTTTACACAAAGGCTAACTCAACATTAATAGATAGAATAGTCACTTACAATTATGGCGATAAAGTTTGGACAACAGGATCACTTGCTAGAACAACTTGGGCAGATGCATCTGTTTATGACAAGCCTTACGCTACAGAATATGACGCGGCAGCCACGCCAACATTTCCTATTGTTAATGGAGTAAGTTTAGGGGCTTCTATATTTTACGAACATGAAACTGGTGTTAATGAAGTAAATTCAGCAGGTGCTGAAACAGCAATACCCGCATTTATTAGATCAGGTGATTTTGATTTAGATTTAGATGGAGATGGTGAATATTTCTTAAAGATAAATAGATTTATACCTGATTTTAAAAACCTTGAAGGTAATTGTAAAGTAACTTTGTTTTTAAGAAATTATCCTGCAGACACAACAACATTAAAGGGGCAAACAACAATTGGCCCATTCACTGTTAATTCAGATACGGATAAAGTCGATACGCGCGGGCGCGCGAGACTAGCAAGTATTAAAATAGAAAATGATGGTGTAGATGAAAACTGGAGATATGGAATATTTAGAGTAGACATACAACCAGACGGAAGAAGATAATGGCTAAAATAGATTTTTACATACCTGAACCATCGCCACAATACTCAACTGATAATCAAAGACAAATTATACAAGCATTAGATACTTTAAAATCTCAGTTAAATACTTCTTATAGTGAAGAGGTATTAGAAGATTTTCAAACCTTTGCTTGGTTTTTAATAGGTACAGGTAAGGTTCGTCAAACAAATACATCAAATACTGCGTTGCTAACTGGGTCTAGATTAAATATAACGGTAGCTTCAGTAACAACAGTAATTACATAATGACAATAGTATATAAAGTTCAGGGATATAGTTTAACAACATCAAATCTTACAACAGTTTTAACTATTGACTCATCTTCTAGAGCAATAATCAAAGAGATTACTGTTGTAAACGATACCCCATCTTCAAGTGTGGTGGATTTCTTTTTTAGAGATAGTTCAGAGGCTACAAGTTATAAGTTTTTTCATAGTGATGTTGGTGGAGATATAACTGATAATGCAGTAAATAATACATTGGTATTAGAAGAAAGTGATAGCCTTAAATTTCAAGCAGATACTGCTAATTCTATTTCTGGACAAATATCATATGCTTTGATAAATAGATCTCAACAAAATGGCTAGAAAAGTACAATCAGGACACGGAACTTTTATTAAACGTACCAATAAGAAAAGACCTGGTAGGCATAGTAAAAGACCTAATAAAAGAAAAGATAAAAAAGAATATAAAGGACAAGGAAGAAAATGATGTTTTATATTTGGCATACATTAATAGTATTATTATTTATAGCTTTTTCATTTTATTTAGGTTATAGATATGGTAAGAAAACTAAAGAATACAAAATTACATACACTGAAGAAAAAGTAAAAAGTAAATGTCCAATGGGATTTAATTGATATGGATGAAGAAATAATAATATCGGATCAATATATTAAAGAGTATGTTACTATAGATGGTAAACAAGTACCTGTTATAAAGTGCCCTACAAAAATTACTTATAGAAACAAAGTAACTGGTGAAGTATATGCATCGGCAGCTGAAGCAAATGCTGATGTAGCAAATCCAAGTACACCAACAAAACAAGAAGATATTGCACAAGATGTTGCAGTAACTGTTGCACATTTATCATTATTTGGTAAGACTAAGTAATGGAACCCAGAGGTGGCACAGAACTTCAATTTGAGTTTTTAAGAAAATACGTTGATAAAAAACTATTAGATCAAGTACAAATCTGTACTTCTGTCCCAGGCAAAGTCCCATTAGATCCAAACAAAGTAAATATACTTTGGCAAAAAAATTCATACGATCAACCAAATTTAGCACCCTGGTTTAAAGACAAATCAAATCACAATAAATATGATTGGTATGTATTTAATTCACATTGGAATTATGAAAAGTTTAGAATGGCTTTTGATGTACCAACAGAGAAATGCACTGTCATTAAAAACGGTGTTGTAAACATTAAACCTTCAGATTTAAATTATAAAAAAGGTGATCCTATTAAATTAATATTTCATCCAACTCCTTGGCGAGGATTAAATGTAATTCTAGCTGCAATGCAATTTATTAAAAATCCATTAATAACATTGGATGTGTATTCTTCAACACAAGTTTATGGAGATAATTTTAAACAAGCAAACGATGCTGCTTATCAAGAACTTTATGATCAAGCACGACATTTGTCTAATGTAAATTATATTGGTTATAAACCACATGAATACATATTAGAAAATTTACACAAATATCACATCTTTGCTTA